CGAATCCATCCGGCCCATCGTTGTTAAGTTTTGATGTGGATATGTTATTGCTAACGGGTTTTTACGTTGCTCTACCACTGAGCTAACCCCCATCGTGGTTGGGGGTGAAGGATTCGAACCTCCGACCTACGGCTTCCAATGCGATAACCGTTAATGCGTCCGACCCACAAATTTGACGTTGGTAATGTTATTGCTCTCAGACGCCTCTACCACCGAGGCACCGGGACCGTAGGTGGTCCCGATTAGATTCGAACTAATGATAACTGAGTTGCGTCCGTACCAACAAGTGGGCGACGGTGGGGATCGAACCCACGACCAATTGGGTGTAAACCAACCGCTCTACCGCTGAGCTACGCGCCCTTGTATGTAAGGTCATGTTATAGGAACGGAAAGGGCGTAACGTGCTCCTGACGTATTGCTTTGTGGGATTTGGACCCACTCGGATAGGTTTCCCCTCCTTTATCCACTGTGATAACCGTTGCCTTCCGGCCCTTACTCTTACTAGTCTATCAGAAGGTGAAGTCGTTGTCAAGTGCATCATCTAACTGCACTCTCAACCGCGCTGCCTCACGCTCTGCCTCTTCTAGCTTCTTTCTAAGCTTTGCTACACTTGCCTCAGGATCACCCTGATTGGCTGCCCAATCATCCTTTTTAATCCAAGGCAACCGGGCGCTTGATGCGCCCCGTTCAATTGCTGAGTCCGCAAACCCCTGCTGAATGATATCAGCCCTAGCAAGATCACGCAATAGTTGCATGTAGCTTGTCTTAGAAATCTGCTTATTAAGGTACAAGTGATAGTGACCCGGTGTAGAACTAGGAATTAGCTCTGCTTCGAAATCAATATCCAAGACCGGGCGGTGGTACTCAATGCCATAAGGATAACGCTCTACCTTAGAGGTAATAAGGTTAGCCTTTTCAATTGGCTGATGGGTCCAGGGCTCGGCTTCCATTTCGTCAGATTCACCGCGAAGTGTCGTTCTTACGGTCATATGACCTAGCATAAAACTTGGAAGCTTGCCCCAAAAGTTCTTATCTCCGTGCAACCAACCCATTATTCTCCTTAAGGCCACAAAATGAATACTTCGGTGAACCGTTCCATCGCAATGTCTGCGTCGTCACCATAGTCTTCCTTGATATCTTCTTCGTTAGTTAGCTCTAGCTCGTAGGCATCCAAATCTTCTACTAAGCCATAACCGAATGCATTAAAGTGATGGAAGCTATTACCTTCTTCATCACTTGCAATTACAACCGGGGCGTCGTCAGGAATATCCTTTAACAGAGCCTTTAATTCGCCAGCGTTCACGAGAACCAACCGGCGATAGCAATTGCAATGTCCCAAAGACCAGACTCTTCGCCAGTTACATTCCATGAAATAATCCGAGTTGCCTTATCGACAAACTCCCAAACCATATCTTTCATTGTGTTCCTTTGATAGTAGGGTTACTTTACGTTGGAGCAGTGGGATTTGAACCCACGACCTATCGCTTATCAGACGATGGCTCTAACCAGACCGAGCTATACTCCAATGTGCTACCCTTTGCTTTATAGACTATGAGGCGGTAGCTTTCCCCTCGTCAGCCCCCTGGGAGTCGAACCCAGTTTCTCTTGTATCCAAAACAAGCAGATTACCGTCTTCCCCGAGGCTGATGTATGAGCGGGTGGACTTGCTTCCACCATGAGAGAGGCAAGTGTCGCCAATTGTACTCTCTCAACCATTCGTTAGCCGCTAAGCATGGATTCGAACAGGTGCTACCTGCCTCCGGTTCCCTCACTGAATTAGCCTGGGCCGTTATCTTCCACCGAATGTGCGTTACCGGCCATACTTGCTTTACCGGTTATTCCGCCACACTCCTAGAGTATGCCTACTCTAGTTTGTCGGAGTGACAGGATTTGAACCTGCGGCCCTCTGGTCCCAAACCAGATGCGCTACCAAACTGCGCCACACTCCGATTATCTGATGAACTGTCTGACTAACAGGGGGCGACCCTACGATACCAGACTGCATTTATCTTGAGTACCAATAGAATTCATCAGATCGTCCTAGCAGCGGTGCGGAAAGCTTCAAGCTAACCACATATACTAAGACTCTGATCCGTGTACTTTGGATCATTGCACCCGCCGTAAGAATCGAACTCACGCTAAGAGGTTTGGAAGCTCTTGTCCTACCATTAGACGAGACGGGCATAAGATACAGGATATGTGATTGACGGTGGGATAGTTTCCATAATGTGTTGTAATAGATAACCCATTGTCTCCGACCCTGTAACGTAATGCGGACGGGGATCGAACCCGCGATGGCTTGGAGTGAAAATCCAAGTTGCGTACCAGCACACACCGCATCATATGGCGTCTTTATCGCAGACTCACGCCGGGCTTCAACACCGGGCGAGGAGGCCGAAGCCTTTATTCCTCACGCTGTTGTGCGGATACAGGGAATCGAACCCTGACACTGGCGGTGGAAGCGCCATATTCTAGCCGTTAAATTACATCCGCATAAAAAGAACGGTCATGTTGCTGGAATCGGTGTTTTCATTTCCAATAAGATAACCAAAACCATCCGGCCCGCTCTTTTCAAGTCTATCAGGTGCTACTCACGTTGTCAAGCAACTTGTCTTACTTACCAGACTTGTAGTTACCGATAACGTTGCGAGCAGCTGTGTTTTCACGACTCCTGCGCCAAGGAGCACGTCCCTGGTTTAGCTTTGGAGTGTAACGACCCTTACCTCTAGCCATATGTAGCACCTCCTGATATTACAAATTAGTCTTTCGACTTGCACTCGGACAAGGATTCGAACCTCAATTCTTGGTACCAGAAACCAATGTCTTGCCGTTAGACGATCCGAGTATACCTATATTGTAGCACTCGTTGACTTTGTTGTCAACCTTGTGCCCCTAGACGATTTCGAGCCGCCACTTGCCCTTTTAGAGAGGACCGCACTACCGTTATACTATAGGGGCTTATGAGAAGTTTCAAGTCATTCTCAGGACCGCTTCCCTGACACGTTCTATTCTATCAGGCTGAGTTGAGCTTGTCAAGCTCCTGTTGGATTCTGTTTGTTTCGATTTCCAACGCTAGCTTCTTAGCAGACAACTCGGCCTCTAGGCGAATTCTAGTCTCTTCTATTTCTTTAGCACGCTTCTCAGTTAGATCAATCTTCTTAAATTTAGAGAAATCTGGATCAGAAAATACGATCTTTGCAGCAACATGCTGGGCTTCACCATTCATAAAGTAAGCCTTCCAGATATCTCCGGACTCTTCTCCCTCACCACTTAGAGTAAGCAAAACATTAGGATACTCCTTTGAAAGAGCAACCATATCTTCCTGCCAGTCATACCACTTCATAGACTCTGAATCAGAAAGGTCTAATGGTAGATCATAACTACCGAAAGTCTTACCACTATTGCGATCCTTTAAGAACCTCTCCAGCTCAACCGGGTCCGACTGGTCACTCACAACATCTAGATCATATCTTGTATAATATCCCATTATACTTCCTAAACTATAGTAGTTAACATAATAAACCCGCACTCAGGACAGAGACCATATCCCACTCTAATAAGTGGAGCCACCTTGCCACCGGCATGTACGTCATAACTATCCCAATCAGGGTCCACATGCCTCTTGCAATTTACACAGTCATAACCTTCAATAGAAGGAATGCCTGAATCTTCACAGCTACCGGGCGCAACCGGGTCCTTGGTCACAACATCATACCAAATCATCGATTTTCCTTAGGCAGTCGCTTCTCAACAGTCCACTGAATATCTTCCCAGCCTACCACGTTGTTAGGGTCGTAGTCAATAGCCTTGGGAGGCTTCTTGTAGTCTAGCATCTGAGCATCCCAATGTGCAGGGTTGTTGGAGTCAGGACCATGATAACCGTCCCAACCGGCGCGCTCTGTAAACTTTCGATCACAACCACAAGCACACCAATAAAGCTGGTTTGTATTCTCTTGTGGAAAGATCAAATATCCAAAAAAGCTAATGATCTTATACAGGATAAAGAATAGGATCGCAAGCATAATAAGTATAATAAGAAGTTTACCCATCTAGCTCCTTTCGCCATTGGCGCTTTTCTAAGCGCTTCATTTCACGCTTGGACCGGGGGCCAGAGCAGCAAGCACACTGACCGAACCAGCCAAGCTTACCAAGCATCTTCATCGCTGTCAACCCCTTGTTTGGGTGAGGTTGGGCTGACGTTCCCGCACGGCTTATTTTAAGTGCATACGGGGGTGGCAGCAGCCAGCACAGTTTTAATGTCCCTGTGGCAACCTCACTACATCTTACTACTAGGTCTAAGTCAAATTAACCACCTCCCCTCAGGGAAATAGTCTAATACTTAGGGAAGCACAGGCAACCTAGTCCATAACCGGCCAAAGCCAGCAAACTAAACCATATTATGGTCATTGTTCCCCCTCGATTAGAATTGAACACATCAAAACATATAGCACCATACTAATGAATGCCAAAGGAAAAGACGCACTAACTATAATCAGGGCGGTGACCAGAAAAAAGAAACCAGGAAGGGTAAATACCCACAATCTCATGTTTCCTCCTATGGGCCTGTGATTATCCGCTGAATGGCAGGTACACGCAGATCAGGCTGGTGAACAACACACATCCAGCAGTGGAACGTTGAGTGGTCACATTCCTTAGGCTTACGCTGTAGGACACCAGGCCAACGCTTAGGCTGAGCCTCGCTACCACAGTCAGGACAAGTCTCGTCCATTTGTAGCGCACGACCAGACTCACACAGATCACACAACTCAGGACGTGGACCCTTCTGCACCTTAGGCTCACGAACCGGAACACGGAATTCACCGTTCTCGTCCGGTAGCTGGTGACCCTTAATTGCGTTGCAGGTCTTGTGCATAAGCTGTAGGTTGCTTATGTCGTCTGTCTCTTCTCTAGTCCAACCGTCCCTCTTTGCAAGAAACTGAGGGTAGATGTGGTCAAGAGTGTTAATGTCCTTGGGGTCATCAAGTGGACGGTCACAACCAGGAAACATACACTGGTTGCCGTCACGATCCTTTAGAAACTGCTCGGCCTCAGCACGAGTCATCTTTATAGCCATTCTAGCCACGATCCACCTCCGCATTCATTATAGCATAATCTGCTAGCCTAGTCCATTTTTGTTTCCTTCCACATATTTAAACATAGCTCACGCACATACTTTGAGTAGTGCTTGGTTATTCTTCCTGGGGGAATACTATCACGCTTGATGAACTCTGTCAACAAGTTCCTCACGTTACTATAGGTGGTCGGACATAGTTGCACAACCTCTCCCTGAACCTCTACCTGTCGGTAGGACAGAGGAAGTGGTACATGCCTCTCCACACACTGACACTCTATCATATGATTCCGATGGACTGCAAGTGTGCCCGAATCTCAGGTGGCATATCACTGGTCTTTTTAGGGGCCTTGATAACATTCCTGTTTTCGGGCACTACATTCCGTTCCGCCTTCCTATAATCCCTAGCCGTCTTAACCTCAATTACAGGGTTTAGATCACGAGGAGTACGAGTTAATGCGTTGAAAATAGCTCCACATGTTGCATCACTTAAGTCCTTATAACCTTGACGCATGTGGTCAATCTTTCCATTAGGGAACAGTCTAAGCTGCAAAAGCTCTTCACGCAACTTTGGTTCATCCGGCCCCTTAAGCCTTGATTCGTTCATAATAACCGCCATATCAACATACTGCTCTTTCTTGATGGATAGAAGGTCAGTCCTGATTCCAATGGAACTCAGATACTTTCTCATATCCTCGCTGCGCCACTGGTCGAAGGTTACCAGGCGCAGGTTGAATCCCTTGCGCTGTAGAGACACAATATACTCCTGAACCTCCGTAAAGTCAACCTCATTATTCTTTGATGGCTCCCAAAATCTCAGGGCATCTACAATCACCATAGGGGCAGGTTCAGTAATCTTTTCACCGAACTTACGAGTAACCCAACCGTCAACGTGAGCCAATGCTACCGCACAACGGTCGTGCTTCTGAGCAAGGTCAACGTGTACGAAGTATTGTACATTTTCCTTAGGGCTAAAATCCCAATGGAACTCACCACGGGAATCACCTTCGTTAACTACACCGTTAGGCTCCTTGAATGCCTCTTCGATCTTGTTACGATCCTTGAAGAATGCGTCAACCGCCTCAGGCGGCATACATGCAAAACGACCTAGTGAGTCAACATAATCGTCAGCAAACGAAATTGCAAAGTCTTCGATACGCCTTCCGGGGTTAACGTCCCAAGTAGGACGCTTTAACGCATATGTTCCCTTAAACTTATAACCTTCAATGTGGTCTTCATCCCACTCAATAGTAATCTCATTGCCCTGGAAGCCGTCCGGTAGGTCAGGGTTAAGCTTTAATGTTGCACTACGCTTGACAACCTGCTTTGCTACAACGTGATGGTCATAACGCTGGGAAATAAAGTCACCCTTGAATCGAGGGAAGGATAGCATTACTACCTTACCAAACTCAGGGAAACGACTATCAACCGAGGCCCTGTGCATCTTGTAAATAGCATCTGCGGTCTTACCCTGAATGGATACAGACTCTAGGGCAAAACCGGAAATCTCATCAAGTACGGCCATGAAACAGTTAAGTCCCTCCCAAGCCTCTCGCTCGGAGTGACCTGAGTATAGATTAACATTCTTGATGAAATTGAACACGTTCTGCCTTGCTGGCTGACCCATTGGGCTTGCATCATACTTACCCTGGAACCAGTTAGACTTAGTGATAAGCCTGGACACGTTAGCAAAGAATACGTTAGAAGCCTGGGCAGCGTTGATAGCGATGTTCAAAATGTCAATTGAGTCACCACTTGGCTTGCCATAATACTTGGCAGGGTCCTTTAGGCAAAGTAGAAGGTAGATAATGTAGCAACATGAAATACCACTCATAAAGTCCTTACCTGAACCCTTACCAAGCATCAGGATTACCTCACGGTTAGTTTGATTCCACCGGCGCTGGGCTTCCTCCGGTGTCATAAATGATTCCAGAGTTTCCTTGCGATAGATTTGGGTGCTGTTCAGAACAGCCTCTCTCTGAATAGGAGATAGGCTAAACTCAGGACGGTTCAGGTATCTTTCATCTTTGATGAAAGAATCAATGTCAACCGGGATTTCTTCGAACTCGCTGTCGTCGAGGATTGCGAGAAAGTCGTCAAAGCCTGCCATTACTCAGGTTCAACAATCGTTATCGGCTCAACCTTACCCGTAACGTCCGCAAGCCTGCGTGCAACTTCAACCTTGCACTTATTGCAGTGTGCGGTAACTTCGCGGAGGATAGCAACAAGCTTCTCTTGCTTTTCCTCAATCTCAGCCATTTCATCACCAAGAGCCGCATCAGAAAGGAGTCCAGACTTCTGTAGGACTTCTACCCTCTTGGCTGAAATATCAGACAGGCTCTTTAGTGCAGTGGCTCGGGTCTTAAGATCATTCTTATCCGTTGCTTCTTCAACAACGTCCCAAAGCTCTGAAATGATACGGTTGTGCTGTCCGTCAAATTCATGGACAACCTCTTGCGCCCTCGCACGCAAAAGGTCATCATCCTTAGCAACAGACTTGAATTGCTCAACGTAATTCAATACGTCCTTACGGGCAACCCCGGTATTCTTAGCAATCCATGTAGCATTACGACCTTCCAGGTGGTACTTGATAACCTCATGTACCTTGTCTGGTTCGTCGTCCCTTAATGCTAAAGCTGTCATATCTAGATCATAAGCCCGAAACCGTCATTTGTCAAGTTGTTGGACGACTAAGACGCTCTATTTCACGCTTAATGTACCAAAGAGCTTTCTCTAAGTCTTGAAGCTCTGTATCCTTACTCTTTAAACCGGCGCGAGCAATATATTTTACAGCATTGCCTCGATTAAAGTTCATCTGCTCGGTAAGTTCAATTACTTCCACACCCCGATATGCCGTGTAGTGTGAAGGGTGGTTTACTGGATCGTTCACTTCTTTACTCCTATCAATTCATCTAGCAGTTCATCCTCAGATAAAGTTTGATTATAAGCAACCCTAAATAGTCCTGCGAACAGAATGAGCAATGCAATAGCTGAAATCATCTTCTCTTCCTTAATACTAGCATTTCTAAATCTGGTCGATCCAAAAGTTCGTCCTTGCTCAAAAACCTATCCATACCCTCATGGGTAATAATGGACACGTCTGCCTTTTCATATAGTTCTGTGGCAAATGCTTCTGCATCATACCGGTCCCGCTGCCATTCTAAAACAACGGTAAAGTTTCCTGTTTCCCAATTTTTTTGCATTCCCTCCCAAATCAAAGGCTCAGCACCTTCTGCATCGATCTTGGCTACCGACTTGCCAAAAATTTGCAAGCAGACATCATCAAGAGGCCAGGCTTGAACGGTGATACCCGCACCGCCACTTACAATAGATGCTGCACCAGAATGGCCCTCAGGAATATGCAAAGTGACTTTGCCGGGTTGATTAGAAAGAGCAATATTCTCAGGTGTCACGTTCTCCCAACCGTTAAGCTTTATTGATTTTTCTAGCAACCTGTATACTTTGGGGTTTGGCTCAAAAGAAACAACCTCACGACAATTGTGCTGTGCCGCCCAGCCGGTATAGTATCCTACATTAGCACCAATATCAAAGAATTTATCGTTTGGAGTTACATTGTTGCTAAACCATGTAGTAATCCATGACTCCCAATACCCGTCGTTTGCTGCATGGCGAGTGAATGTCTCGTCGGGATACTCACAATAAAGCCAATACGATGACAACATTCGACAACAGCGGGAATCATCATCACCGTGCCACTCGCTCAGAGCACCAGCCTGGCCGATCCGCTCTACTTCTTGTCTATTGTTATATCTCACTGGATTCCAAACTTCTTAAGGTAAATATCTATTATTTGGTAGCTGACTCCACATTGATCTGCAATCTGAGCGATAGTCTTTCCTTGCTTGCGTTGCAAAGTCAGCCACTTCTTACTGTGGTATAGCTTACTCAATTCTCCCTCTTAACTCCCTTGAAAGGCTTGCCTTCTCTTTTGATCTTTTCAAACTTTCCTGAGGAAGTATTACGCTTGCCCCACAAGTCAACCGTGGGATTCTTCCAATCACCATAGCCACCGGGCGGGGCGCTGTAATGACGCTTACCCTCAATAGTTGTGATTGTTGCAAAGGGAGTCTTGCCCTTCTTAATTCTAAACAGCCTCTTAAGCCAACGCATTATCTTCCTCTCCACCAAGCCACTAATAAAGCTATTGCTAAAATAATTAGAACGGCAATCATAAGCCAAACAAACGGAGTCATTTCACCGCAAGTCTCTAGGCACTCAGTGTTCTGGTTGTTAATGACAACTACTGCTGATCCTGCTGGCATTATTTCCTCCTAGTTAGTTGGTTGTACGCATAGTAAGCGATTGCACAGGCATCGCCAACGTCGTCGTCGGTGATCTTCATACCCGGCCACTTGTCGTTAATGAAGTCCATAGTACGCTGCTTGCGCATCTTTCGCTTCTGACCAGTATACCATGAGGGTGACTTGCCTGGGTAGTCCAACTTCATCTGTGCGGTTTCTGCTCTAGTAAACGGAGGATTTCCAATAGCTCGCTGCCATTCAAGCGGCGAGACGTGGATAACCTTAGCGCGTCCGAGGAGTAATTGAGCAAGGACCGCTCCATAGACAAGCGAAAGATCAATTGTGACTCGGACGTTCTTGTTGTTGGCAAGAATCGCACCTTCCATCGCAATAAAGTCAACATCAAATTGATGTAGCAAAGCTGCGACCTTTTGCGAAGCGTCCTTAAGACGGTCGAATACCGTAGCACCTTCGAACAACACCTTCCCCCACTTGACCGGCTTCCGGTTGTAAAAGATACAGAACGCCAGCGATTTTGTTGAGCAATCGATCCCCATAACCCGCGAGGCTTTGGTTTTTTGCAAACTTACGAGGCTCACGCCACACCTACTAACTGCAATAGTTCCATTCTATTTAAGGCTCGTTCTGCCAAAACACATGACTGGCAGGTTGTCCCCTCGTTATATCTGGACAGAGGCGTCGTCTTGCACTTTTTGCATAGACGCTTCTTGCCTGACTTACGATCCTTCTTTTCATAATATTGTTGCATGATCTTGGCATTGGTCACAACCTTGCAGCATTCCTTGCTGCAATACTTCTGATTGTGCCTGGTCGGTGCAAACGGTGTTTCACATTCGGGATTCGCGCAGAGTTTTATTGTCTCCACCTCCCTTGCCAAGAGTTTCACAGCTTCGGAACCTCCATAAGAGGAATGTCTACGACGCCTTCGCCATACATCTCCTTATTAAAACAATCCTTCTGTACCGGGCATGAGCGACAAATCTTGTTGCTTGGCTCACCTGAATTACGTGCTCGGACAAAAGGAATGATTGGCAGGTCATTGTTATCAAAAGCTGCTCTTGCTGTTCGTAGCCATTCTAGAACTTCGTTAATCAAAGCCTCATTGGCCTCATTTAGTTCTACTGGAATGACTAGCATGGTTTGATCGTTCTTATTTACATACAATAAAAATCCTCTTTTAAGACCGGTGGCCTTAAGGTACAGAAGAATCTGAATCAGATGGTTCGTCATAGGCTTACCGCTCATCTGTCGGAAACTAAAAGCATCTTCTCTAGTAGTCTTGATTTCACATACTAGGTTTTCATCGTTCCACTTAACAATAGCATCTAGATACCCGCGAACCGGTGGGTCTTCTAGCTTAATCTCTACTTCGTCTTCAACCACCATGCCGGATGCCTTTAAGGTCTCCTGTAGATAATCATGGACAGCGGCCCCAACACCCATATTAGCTACGCCCATTGAATCAACGTCGTCTTGCCAACTATCAGTGCCACTAAAAGCAATAAACCAGAAACGGGCACAGGTTCCATGCCCGTACCCGATACTGCTCGGAGAAAAAGTCTTCTTCTGTGTAAATGGCTTGGAGGGCCTTCTCTGTGAGAGAAGACCCTGCTCAATTGCCTGAGCAATGTCAGATGCGTTGAGTTTGTTGCCTTGGTTCTTGAGCTTCAAGCCCTTAATCATTTGTCGTGACATTAATCTTTAACCAAATACTTAACTGCGTTTGACAGCTTCTCTAATTCGGCTGAGAGTGTCAATAACATGTTCTTCTTTCTGGTCTTTTCCTCCTTGGTTATGTCTAGGTCATATAGCATATAAACCTTGCCTTCTAATGCGAACTTACTGCTCAATGCTTGCAATTGAACGACCAACGGCTTAGCGGTATTGGCTGGCACATGGGGATTGGCGATAAGCTTTGTCAGCTTCGTCAATGCCATATCTACATCGTCGTCCTTGAAGTATAGGCTTATCTCGGTTAGTTCCTTCGAAAGATCGGAAACCATTTCGAGTAAACTCTTCTCTTGATCCATTATACCACATTCCCTTGTTCTCTCAAATATGCGGCTTTCATGGCATCGAACATATCCTTTGATATAACAGCCAATCGAACCTTTTTATTCCCTGTGCCTAGAGTCACACCAATTAACGGTTCGTAACCACCGGCCTTGAATGCATCTGTGCATACCTTGGCCCAACTATCAATGCTTAGTCCATATGACTTCTCGTACTCCTTAACGTCGATCATAAACAGATCGTCAAGAATACCGTCACCCTTGTCATGCTTTCCACGACCGGAGTTCTTCTGTGGCTTAGCACCATACTTCTTAAGCTCTCTGAGTTCACTATTCTTATCAGCCATCAAAATGCCAACTTAAAGTTCTCGATAAAACTTGTATGCTCTTCTGAGCAAGTATACTTCAATACACTGTCGCTTGGATAGTATGTTGCTCCTATCACAGTTTCCTTGCAAAACTGGCATCTGTAAGCACCGCCGATCTTGCGACCTGGCGGCCTTGATTCACCAGCCGGTGTCTGTGTCGTCTGCTTGAACTTTTCCCAATTGTTCGTCATCCTTTACCTCCCCTGTCATCTTCATTTCCGTATCATCCTTGACTCGCTTATACAGATCAGGGTTGTTCTTAAGCTCTTCTACAAAAGCATTCTGACCGTTCCACTTCTCTTCTTCGAAGTAAACCCAGGCACCTGCCGCACGGACTGATCCATACATCTTACCCATTGTTACCAGTTCATCAACGTGATCAATTCCTACGTTGTCACCAGCATAGTAGAAGATATAATTACCAGAGCGCTGAGGCACACCAACCTTGTTCTTTTCTCCGAACACCTTGACCTCACGACCAATTGGCAACTGGTGAACCTTATCTCCAAGGAACACCTTGCCCATCTTCTGGTTGCTCTCAGTATTGCTAGAAGTCAGCTTAAGAATGGCACTTGAACCGAATACAACTGCCTGGCCTCCTGTTGGCTTCATTGCCATATGACCGCCACCGGAGTCCTTTGCGCGGGTCTGACTAATAAGAACTACGGCTGTTCTATCGTTGTCGTAGAGAATACCATTCAACAGAATACCGGTCGCCTTGGCATTAGCACCAATCTGCTTACGCTTATCGTAGTCCTTCATTTCTCCATCTTCAAGGAATACCTCTGGCATGATTACCGAGATAGAGTCAATGACTACAAAATCAATACCGGCCTTAAGCAGCGGAGCCAACTTGTCACCAATTGCTCCTGAGCTACGCTCCTGAATTACAAACAACTCTTCGGTATTTACTCCAAGCCTCGTTGCCCACTTTGTATCAAATGAGTTCTCTACATCAACCCAGGCACAAACAAAGCCTAGCTTCTGCAAATGTCCTACAGTTTCCATGAGCATACCGGACTTACCGGCGCTCTCGTTACCGTAGACTGTAGTGATAGCGCCCCTGGCGAAACCGCCGCCGAGCACATAGTTTACTGTGATGCTGGATGAGGGCAGGAACTCCTTGGTAATTTCCTGCGCCGTCTTAAATGTCTTGGCTACCTTTGGGTCAAGCTTTCCTAGGAAGGCTTCCAAATTACTCAATTATCATCATTCCTTATTTTTAAGTGCCGGTCATTTCTTACCCGCGACCGGCCAACGCGGTACTACTCGTCAGGCCAAACTACTTTGGCAAAGAACCACCAAAGAAACAAGGTTGTTACTACCAATGGTAGCACAAAGAACAAGAGAAAATCAACGGTTATCACCGCTTCCTCCGATCACACCGCGCTTCTGGCGATCTAAAAGCTTATGTAAATTCTGTGAGGCAGTATCGTTAAGCTCGATTCCTAGTTCCTCTGCCGCAGCAGAGAGATACCAAAGAACGTCACCCAACTCCTTCCCTATTTCAGTCTTGGCTTCCTGGTCGATTACTCCACCCTTATCACGCCAAATCTTTTTTAGCTTACCTGCTACCTCGCCCGCCTCATTCGACAAGCCTAGAATAGTATAGGAAACTGCATTAAAGCTTCCTGTACCAGACTCAGGATAGATTGCCGTAGACTTCGCAACCTCCTGGTAATCACTGAACTGCATCGTTAATCTCTCCACTTTCTACAATATAGGTCATGCTTTCTTCGTTAAAGGCGATGCGTACTGCCCTCTTACGAAGATCAATACTTTCTAGCAACTCCTTTTCGACGTTCACTGTGCCGCCATGATGATCTAGAAGTGCAATTAGAATAGCTGTATTCCAAGTTAGCATCTCTACTACTTCATCATAGGACGTTTCTGAGGGTGATTCCTCCATCACGCATCCTTTCTAGGTCTGCATCAATTACCGCGCCAGGGACGCACTTGATTGATGCCTTTTTAAACTGTGAATCGAAGACTAGCACAGAGGTCAGGTTCTTCTGGTTATCAGCGACAACCATGTAAGCCATATCTGTACCCTTCTTGGTCTTGCGTGGGAAGAAGGAAACTACTTTATACATACTATCTGGCATATCTGGATAGTCCAACTCCCACAAATACTGAACGAACGGGTCTTCCTTATTCTCGGTTACTTCCTCATCCTTGCAGAACAAAGCGATTCTGTTGTCTGAAACCAAGATGTAGTATAGCTCGCCACTGTCAATAGGGGTGTCCTCAGAAGTGAAGATACCAACGTTACCAGTGTTGTCAAGAAGATCAATACGAGCCCAACCGTCCTTACGAAGAACGCTACGAACCATGCCACGTACCAGGAAAACTCCCTTTTCTTCATACTCATTTAATGATGTTAGCTGAGTGCGGATTACACCAGGCACGGAGCCTAGATCGAACTCAGGGATTCCTAGATACTCATAGAAGTTGCTACGCTCATCGCCGTGCAATGGGTTATCATCAAACCGGGCTGCGCCAATGGCATTCATTCCAGTCAAGCAACGGCTATTTAGACCATTACCCTTAGTTCCTACCCATGCTGCCAACTCAGTATAGCTCTCATACGGAGCCCTGTCAATCAGCTTTGCAGCCGTAATGTCAGAGATATACTTAATGTTCATCAAGCCCATTCGAATGTTTCCATCCTCAATAGAGAATCCAACATCAGACCTGTTGATGTGTGGCAGAAGAATCTTCATTCCAAGACGCTTCGTTTCAATCATATAGTCTGTAATGGAATCCTTGTCACCTTCGTTATTAAGCAGGGATACCATGAACTCCTTTGGATAGTAGCACTTAAGCCATGCCGTCCAATAGGAGACCAGAGAATATGCCACGGAGTGAGACAGGTTGAACTGGTATGAAGCTGTTTCCTCAATAGAGTTCCAGAGGAATTCAGCCATTTCCACTCCGACGTGCTCCTGAGCACCGGCAACAAACTTCTCACGATATTCAGCCAATAGCTTAACGTCCTGCTTCTTAGCTGTTACCTTACGAATCTTGTTTGCCTGGCTCATTCCCATACCGGCCAGATCACTTACCAAACGCATCGACTGTTCCTGGTAAATTGGCAGGTAAAAGGTTTCCTCCATGTACTTGTCAACCAATGGGTGAACCTTTACAGCCTTCTCCTTTTTTGCCTTACGCTTAAGATAGGAATTACCGAAGACGTTCATTGCACCGGGGCGGATCAGAGCATTCGAAACCGCCAAATCATTGAACGAGTCTACGTTCATCTTCATAAGCAGCTTTGTGTAAGGCGTAGCCTCACACTGGAATACTCCCTTTGTGTTACCCTCTGCAAGCATACGGTATACATTCTGATCCTCTAGGTTGAGTCCATATAGATCAACGTCGATGTTATGACGCTTCTTGATTAGCCTAACCGTATCAGCCACAACCGCCAGGGTCTTAAGACCAAGGAAGTCAAACTTAATCAGACCAACATCGGCAGCCTGGTCCATATCCATAGCCAATAGAGAGATACGTGCTCCCTGCTTATCGCTTGGGTTGGTAGCAGTCTCGATAGGAGAAATCTCAGATAGCTCCATCTTAGCCATAACAATACCGGCTGCGTGCATACCGCCACCACGGATACGACCACGAAGTTCACCAGCAAGCTTCATTACGTCAGGATACTTAGCATTGAATTCCTTGCCCTGCTGAGTGCCCATGAAGAAATCGAAGTAGTCTGCACCAGGAGGCGCGTCAACATTCTTTGTTGCACGGTTAACCTCAGCAACCGGGACACGAAGCACACGAGCAGCGTCCTTAATTACATTCTTATCCTTGAAGTAGGTGTAAGTAGCAATTGAAGCAACGTTCTTATACTTGCGACGTAGATATTCCTTAACTTCGTCACGACGCTTATCTTCGAAGTCCATATCAATGTCAGGGTAGTCGTCACGCTCAGGGTCGATAAAGCGCTCAAACAGCAACTTGTAATGTACCGGGTCAAGTGCTGTAATGCCTAGAGCATAGTTGATATATGAACCGGCACCTGAACCACGACCGGGACCACACATAATACCCTTGCTCTTTGCCCACTGAATAGCATCGGCAACGATGAGGATATAGGTTGGGAACTTCTTAGCCACAATAATGTCATACTCGCTCTTGGCGCGGTCCTCATACTTCTTCATTCCAATGTGACCAAGGCGTTGCATACCTTCACGAATCTTACGCCATAGAATCTCGTCAGGGTCCTCACCCTTTGGCTGTGGCAAAAGATCAAGTCCCTGGTGGAATGGATACTCACCAATAGACTCGGCAACCTGCATCGTGTTCTCGTAAATATCTGTACGAGTAATACCCTGCCTGGCAAACACAGTCATGTGCTGCTCTGCTGTGTGCAGGAACAATCCAAATTCCTGAAAGGTCATGGTCCTGTCAGGGTACATATAGTTGTACCTATCCAAGAAATCCATCTTCTCAGACTTAGAGAAGTCAAAATCACCCATGCGCTTCTTAGGGTTCGTAGACAGAATTAGCAATGCCTCTTCTACCCACAAATCTTCCTCGCGGGCGTAGTGACAGTCACTCGTTGCCACAGCAGGGATTTGCAGCCTGTCAGCAATTTCTAGGAGCGCCTTGTTTAGTTCAGGTGGGTTGTGACCCTGGACCTCAATGTAAAAGCGGCCTGGGGCGATACGGCTCAGGTTCTTGGCGTGGTTGATTGCTGCTTGCATATCGCCACGCTCAATTGCCTTAGCCAGCAAGCCAGAGAGACAGCCGGAAGTAATGATTAGACCATCATTATGTGCTTCTAGAAGCTCAAGATCAATACGTGGCTTGTGATAGAAGCCCTCAGTCCAAGCCAACTCATTTAGCTTGTTAAGAGTCTTTAAACCGGCATCGTCCTGAGCCAGCAAAATGATGTGGTTATATACGTTTGTACCATCCTGGCGCTTAGCTTTTGCGCGACGGTCGAACCTGTCGGTTTCTGAGATATAACCCTCAACACCGAGAATGGGAACAATGCCTGCTTCCTTAGCAGCTTCCTGAAATTCCCTGTGACCGGCCAGGGTACCGTGATTTGTCTGAGCCAGGTGAGTCATTCCTATTTCCTTGGCCCGCTTCATATACTCTTTTGGGGTATTCAAACCGTCCAACGCTGAGTAATGGTCGTGCAAATGTAGTTCAGTGTAGTTCACTTGCCCCACGTCCTTCTAAGAACGCTAACATAGCTCTCACTAATCTTGTAGTGATTGGCAATTTGCGTGTCTGTATGACCTGCACTCATAAATAGCTTGATAGCCCTCAATTGACTATCACTTAATTGCTTGTATGACATTGTTTCCCTTCCTGGCTTATGGGAGCGACCCCTTATATTCCTAAAACGTTAAAATTCTCTTCAAGAACACGACTGATTCGCCACTGTCCTGTTGTAGAAACTTGTCCCCAAGCGTAACGCTTACCAAATAGAACTGACTCATATTTTTCACTATAAATAAGGTCTAACTCAACAGCTTCATCAGGTTCTGCCTTACGCATATCTCCCTTTATGTTTAGGCCACCAAGGTAATCATTCATAATCGTACCTATCTCCGGTTTCTAGATATCTAAAAATAACCGCTGCAACCTGTAATGCCTCAGCTACGACATTTTCCATAGGTTCGTCACCCTTAATCGCATCCCAAAGTTCATCGACTTCTTCCTTTAGAACTCCATAGAACTCGTGCCTACCCCACTTCTCTGAACCGTGCTTAGCGTATGCCCTGTCAAGCTGTTCCTTGATAGCAATAAATGCTTCAACCTTGTCCATCTTCATCCTCTTCCTCGTCGTGGTCGTGACCACAAATTGGCATTCCGTGTAAATACATAACTCCGCTTACGATAAACTTAGCAAAATCTAGATCGGCTAGCATCTTAGCAAAATCATTCTGATCTAAAGCATCAAAGCTACCGGCTGACTTAAAGCGACTAACGCTGTCAATCAACCGGTCCATTGCTGAATTAAGGTTTGAGAGGTCATTCTTGACGGCCTCTTGGTAAACCTCTTCAAATTCTTCGTCCACTACTTCTCCTTTTCTTAATGAAGGCTGCTGTTGCAGTTCTCCTATCGCCCCGACCGCCTATCATGCGGTGGAACTTCTCAGCGCCTCTGTGGCACTCTGCACACAATGCTACCATATCTGACAGGCGCTCATTTCCAAGGCGCTCATATGTCAGGTGGTGCAATTGAATCTGGCCTGTTGTCGTGCCACAAGCCCTACAATACCGGCCAAAGGTGGCAAACCATAGCTCTCGCTTAGCTTGCCACCTTTGGCTTTTAAGGTATTCTGTGTAGAAGGAACGATCCTTCATATTACCAGGTAAGCTCTCCGGCTTCCTGGCGTACTGGCTTATCGGCTGGTGCCTCGTCTGAATCATCATCAACCGGGTCACCGTCCTTGTAGACCGCGCCGTAGTAGCCTGGCTGCTTCTCGTAAGGAATTGGACGCAATGCAGCCTCTTCCAAATCAATTAGCTCAACATCGGTGTCGTCATATAGCTCAACGCCCTTTGCCTCACGAAGCTTCCATGCGGTCTGCTTTCCAGAACCGCTCTTAATGATCATCCACATCTTATCGGTGATCTGGTTGTTTGGGTCCAATTCGACCTCAAGCATAAGGTCTTCAACAAATGAGGAACCGAAACCACGAGAAAGAACAACCGGCTGTGGGCCTTCGCCATCCTTGTAATCTACTAGTACCCAAATGTAGAAGTTCTTACGCTGCTGCCAACCTAGGTCACGATCTTCCTGGTGACGCTCACATGCGTAACACTGCCCTTCGGATTCCTTAGTGCAATTTGCACGACGCTTGAATCCTTCCTTACCGGGAGCCTGGTGCTCTACCGACATTACAGGAAGTCCACGCTCTGCGTTGAAAGTCGGAATAGACTCATCGAACTCCTGTAGGAAGCGAACATATACCTCGTTCGGCTTACCCTTATTCTTGTTGTGCTTCCAGTTGAAGTAATTCGCCCTTGGGCGCTCACGTTCCGCTGCGGCTGCTGCCTGCCTTGCCTTTTCGGCCTTGAATGCGGCCAATCCCTTTAGTGTCATTTTAGTATATCTCCTAGTTTCATATTCGAGGGCTTTGCCCTTCTACATACTATTGTACCCTACGATGCATTAAACGTCAAGAGAGATATTCGAAGTTTGATACAGCATTCTTAATGGAATGCCGGATCGTTTCATCGTCCATATCTCCTGGGTCCTTAGCACCCTCAGGAAACCGGGTTGCGCCTCCGTGATGAGCCCACATAACTCGCTTGGTATTCATCATTTCAGCAATTTTCTCGCCTAGTTCCTCGCCAGGATTGTGTCCTATGCAGAGGTTGGAACCAATCTTCCTGCACTTAGAACAGTTAGGGTAGAACTTCTTCTTATCATAGTCTACCATGATGGTGATTGTGTTGAAATACTTTCCCAACAAAGCAGCATGCTCCTTTGAGAAATGACCCATAAGGCAACCGACTGCGTTAGGATAACCACATTGGTAAAGCCTCATAACATCGAAACTAGCTTCAACAATGACTACCGAATCGCCCGTCCTCTTCGCTCTATGAAGATTGAATAGTGTTTTCGATGTAGGTAGCCCAGGAGTATTCTTAAACGTCTTACCCTCGATAGACCTGCGTACCGCTCCGACTTCAACACGCCCCATAGGATCGTGCATTGGTACGCAAACCATATCAAGTTCTGTATCATAGCCAATCTCAAAGTCCTTAAGTGTTTGCTTCTCAAATCCTCTATCGCGCATGTAGAGTTGTGGCTCAGCATATCTCCACATATCTCTCTTAACTTCTGCTAGATAATTGGAATTCTTGGAACCGTCACGATTCCTGTGAACATATGGTGTCCAAGTCTCACTGACCTCAGTTAAGGTTTCTAGCTGCTCAACTACCTTGTTGATATCCAGCTTGCTACGCGCAATCAACCTGAGCGCCTGGAAATCATTTAACTTACCAATGGTCTTGATCAAATACATCAAAGTACCACTCTTGTTACAAGACGGATTAAAGCAGAAGAAGATTCCACTGTTCTTGTCTACTGTAAAACTAGGTGTGTCGTGGTTGCCGTGGAAAGGGCAGTAGCACATAAAGTTACTTTCAGTCTGCCCCTCCACGTCAATCCTAATTGCTCGGAGAACGGCCTCTACCTGATCCTCGGTGTAGAAGGAATCATCTTCCCACCTAAGACCCCCTCGGTCTGCCATGCCTTATCCTCTCCGACGTAAACGCCTTGCATTGTATAAACGAATCCAAAGACATCATCCTTAATCCACTGCTGTTCCCATACCGGGTCAAGATCAAGCAGAGGAACGAATCCTTCTGCTCTCATCATATTCAGCATTGCTAGTCTATGTGTGTCTCTTGATTGTACTATCTTATCACCGGCCACCGTGCCCGGTAGCTGGAATCTACGAATTATTTGCTTCGTCATTATTTTCACGCGGTCCAAACATTTCCTTGAAAATACCCCGGTTAACATCGACCTCAACAAGCATATCCCATAGATCACCAAAGCGGTTCTTGCGACCAACGATTTCTAGCGTGTTGTCGTCCAACTTGTGGACAGCAAAAACCATATCTGCGCTGTACTCTAGAGCACGAGCCCAGGCTAGCTGGTCAATTGTTGGTGGCTTGTTACGGCCCTGGTCATTATCGGTAACTGCTGAGATAACAATGATTGGAATATTGTTGTTAACTGCTAGAAGCTTCAACTCACGGCTAAGTGCGGTCATACGAGCAGTCATTTGAGTATTCTTCTCGTTGTCCATCATTAGCTGCTGGTAGTCAATAACTACTAGGTCTGGCTGGTGCTGATCGATCTTTGCCTGCACAACGTTAGGAGTAACGTCCTGGCCTGCTGTACCACCGACTACAATAAATGGTGGACGCTCTGCGGCATACTTCTTGAAGCTCTCAAATCTCTCTTCGTCATAAATACCGCGACCAAGCTCAGAATCCCTAAAGGCTCCTTCGCCCATCATTGTGTAGATACGGTTACGCATAGCCTCAGGAGTCATTTCCATAGAAATGATCATAGCCTTACGGCTTGACTTCCACGTCTGCTTAGCAAGCAAACCAGCAATCCAGGTCTTCATATTACCAGAGAATCCCATAGCATAAATCAGGTGACCACCGGCCATACCGGTCGTGTAGGCAGAATCAATACCTTCGAACCCCGTAGGGATACCAACGACTCCACCATTTTCCTCGGCACGCTCACGGACCTTCTTGTAGTAGTCCTCAGCCAGATCAAAGTCCATGATATTTACGTCTTGGACAATGGTTGACTGACGTGTCAACTTTGCAACCTGCTGTTGCAAACCTTCAAGAACCTTCATAGTTGGGAAACCATTTTGCAAGTTCTTTCCAGTCATTAGGATCAGCCTATTGATCTGACCCTGAACGTAACCTTCCTTCATCCTCTCAATGTAAGCCTTGGTAGGCTCATTAACAGGAACTTCCTCCACGTCCGGGCAGAGCTTGATGAGGGTATCAATATCTGGTACTGTGCGGTGACGGTTGTAGTAATCTTTTACGACCTCAGCCGCGTCACCCCACTCACCGAATACTTCTGAATCCTCTCCGAGAATTTCATAGATATCCTTGTTCTTACACACTGCATTGATTACACTTAGGGCTTCTGATGCCATCTTTGTCTGTGTTCCTCCACTCGCTTCTTAGTCTGAATTGCTAGCAACCGGCGATTTTCCTCATCCTCTATGTCCTGAACTCTCCACTCATTAAGATCGGATGAGTTCCTGAATAGATCGAGGGTCGTGTGGTTCCGACCGGATAGCGTGAAATAATACTCTAATGTTGGCATGGCCTCAAACCCAAGATCATCCAACATATCAATGAAGCCCCACTTCTCAGTGTAACGGTTAAACTTGGGCTTCCTGCCGTACTTGTCCTCATACAATTGGATATACCGTGTCATCAAGGCGTTGACCTTTTTGGTCTTTGTCTTGGCGTCCATCAGTTCTCCTTAAGTTCGGCCTCAACCTCAGTAAGCTTTTCGGTAAGCTTGCTCTCTACGAATTCTGAGATACGGTTAAAGGCGTCCTCAGTTGACTCACCTGAAAGTGGTGAGGCTTCTACAGCAACATCATAACGCAGACTCTCGAAGTCTCCCATGTTTCGTGTATATCCAACAGCAACCCGGACCCTTGGTGGCTGTGGTGCATTTGGCTCAATCAATTTCTTCTCCGTCTTCTACAATAATCTCTTCTGGATCGGGTTCGCACTGAAACCCGACTTCAATCTTTGGTGTACTGGTCTTTACGATTTCGCCTTCCTTTGCCTTGTTTTCAGCCTTCTTTTCGGCCTCTTCAACCTTTTCGCCAAACTCCTGAATTTGTTCGCTAAACTTCATCCACATAGCGGCTACATTCAAAAGACCTTCCACATCGTTCATTCGCTCTGCTATTTCCCCAGCCACGTCAAGTGCGGTTGCACCCTGTAACAATGCAACCTCGGGGTCAATATCAGAGTCCTTCGGTAAAGACTTATACTTCATTATTTGCACTCCAAACCGGGATATAATCGCCACTCTCAGTTCGCATGTAGAACATGGTCTGCTGTCTTAGCAAGGCCAATAGTTCTTTGCGAGTAGGTAAACGTGCTCCCGCATACATTGTACCATCTTTACGGGGTCGGCCACTACCATTTGTAAGCATAAATTCATGCAAAGCAAGAATATCATCCTCACTCCACTTCATACGTGAAAACGGTGTTCCCTTAGAATTCATTCCCTTGTGATGAATACGAATAGGTGAATTGATATCTCCACGAGAAACATACCCCTGAATCCTCGCACGGTGACGATTAAGCAACTGAGCAACCTCAACCGTGTCATAAGCATTCTTCATTTTCTTCTTAGCATCAGACAATACAAAGTCAGCGATGCGGTCGCCTTCAAAATCCCAGGCCGTCAGAATATCCCTCGGCCTATCCTGGCGTAGAGTTTTATAAAGTTTACCCTCTAAAAAGAAGTAAGACTTCTGAACAGCACTTCTATCTAGAGGTCTTAGGTTCGGCGGTCCTATATCGTACTTCCGATGAGCCTTGTCAGCCATCTACCAGTATCACTTTCCTTAGCAATCATGGGTCGTTTCCCACAGCGAATACAGAACAACTCATAATGGCTGTATTCGCTAAACACGATATCAAGGAACATGCGTCCTTGGCACTTCTTACACGTTAACATTCTTATCCTTATCTTTATCCTTGTTAGGAAACTTGTATACACCTGCGGCGGCTAAAGCTTGGAATCCAATAAAAATCCATTCCTCTTGGGTTATGCCTCCAGTATAAACTGCATAAATTGTAGAGACAATCGCTCCAATAGCTGCAACAATGGACTTCTGATATTTCTTCCAGACAGCCGTAAACCTCTCTACCAACCCGGCGGGCTGATCTGGCGCTCTGTGTCTACCCATATCAGTATTATATCACGTCTTTGTATTGGTGCGTCGAACTTCCGTTGGGCAAGGCCATTTCACGGCACAGGTCAAGCAATTTCCACCCTCGCCAACACTTGTCACATTACTGTGCTCAAGATCAATATTAGGATCATACAGCGCAAGAAGTTCCTTAGCCCAAGCGACCTTATCCTCAATACGCTGACCTGGCGGCTGCCATGTAGACCACAATTCTAAGTCCTCCAATCTATTGTCTGCGCGATCACCATTCTACGTGGAGAAACGTTTGCCGTCAACGTAAGCCACATGATCGTGAATTTCGATCAACTGAATGTGGGCTCTTTGTGTACCACTAGAGTCAGTTTCGACGTGTCCAATGGCAAATCCCTGTTGCCAATTGGGTGATCTGTCGTAGTCCATGAGACTCGCATCACACAAATTGCCAATCTCGAATCCCCGTAGGGCTTGCCCGGTGATGGGGTAGGTGATATTGTAGTTGCCAAGTCGATGCGAATGTCCTCGCATGAGGGACACCCCCCAATTGAGTACATCATTTCTGACGCTTTCTGCACTATGCTTGGAAATAGATTCTCCGTGGTGACAGTAAATGTCTCCATAGCGCTTGAGCGGAGGCTCCTCATACTGGTGCCATTCGAAGTTGGTAACATCAGCCCCATAAAGCTGCTTAGGATCGATGAGTCCAACCATCGCTGGCGCATTCTTTGCCAAATACTTTTCATGCCTATACCATCCGTGGTTTCCATCAAAGAAGTGCTTGTCTGCATCAGGAACGATTGCATGAATATCTGCAAGGAAGTTCCTGGTGTCTGTGACACCGCCCTCCAAGATATTAGTTGTTGTTTCTGGACCAATGGCCCACCTGCTAGTGCTGTCAGCATCGTCAATATCTCCTAGAAGATCAACTGCCTGCGGCTTCCACCACTTTAGAACTTTCATCCATAGCTCTACACTTCGCCTATCGTGAAGTGGAAAGTGTACGTCTGAACAAAACAACCATCTTAGGTCGTTACTCAATTTGTTACCTCTTCTTCTAACTGGCGTCTAACCTTGCCAAGATAATAGTTCGTAAGAATTAACTCTCCGTTAAGCCTGGTATCGGGGTAGGTAAAAAACTTCTTACCCGCGAGTCGCATAGTAGTTTCTTCGGCCTCTTTGAGATATTCAATCATCTCTTGCTTGTTCAATTGCCAACTCCTCTAGAATTAAGAATGTCTCTAATTCGTCTCATCATGCTATGCCCGTCCATTGGCTTAGTCCAAGCCTCAGAGGGTCCAAAATACTCATTAACCAAATCCCGTACCCGGCGTAGTGCCTCTTCGGGGTCTACCTTCAAGCTGTCACTCATTAAAAACCTTTCTACGACAGAACCCCAAGCCGTAGCCTGGGGTTTAAACTGCCTCTACTATAGCACACTCAAGATCGCTTGGCAAACTGTCGCCCTTATCCATGTTGCACAACCAGTGGGCTGCTGCAACATTATCGTAAGTGTGTGTACCGCCTCGTGACAGAGGGATGATGTGATCTAGTGTAGCACGCATCCATGCGTCTCCGCGTAGTCGCTTGTTAATACGCTCTCCGCAGATGTTGCAAGTCCATTCATCGCGCTCAAAAACTGCGAGGTGGTCAATTTTCTCACCCCTTGCCATTGCCGCACGGCGCCTCTTTGAATGGTACTTGCGCGCCACTGTTACATTACACTCATCATACTTAGAATCCTATAGCTGTATAGTGAATTAATCCCCATGTTTCAATTACCTTAGCGTTTCTCTCCTGTGCTGAAATATGACAAATAAAACCTCGATGGTCAATCTCTCCTCCATCGATTGATCTGGCTGTAGCAAGCTTCCTCAGATGAGTACCAGTAGTCTCAATAGTAACTTGAACTATCGGCTTACAGGCTGCTGAGAAGAAATTACCAAAATAAATTGTTCTTTCTACCCAATCCTTGGTGCTAGCTCCAAAAAGAGCCTTACCTGCCAAAATCTTCGCCCCATTGTCCCTAGTCAGGCCACCGTCATGCATAGTATATCTCATCCTTGGACTATTTTCAAATAGCCACTGTTCATTGTTAACCATTTGCTGTAGCTTTTCCTTGGTTAAGGACTTATCATTGACCGCTACCGGTCTGTACGGTGTCGCCGCCATCCTCTACATCCACCTCCTGATTGGCATCCCTGTTGGCTACTGCCAATTGAAACTTTAAAACAGAAATTTCTCTTTCCTTGTCTGCCACCAGGCTCAAGAAAAAATCAATTGCATCGTTTGCATCTACTTCGTTTGCCATAATTCTCCTAAGTTTTCCTTTCTATATGATACCATACTTTACTTCTTCTTCTTATCTATCTCAGCTATTCTAGCTTCCATAGCCGTTAGTCTTTCATCGATTTTTTGAATGCTACCAACCAGTGCAGTAATTACAGCCATAACATCGATACCTGATGCTTGGTCTGAGGATGGATCACCCTTTACCAGCTCCTTCGGAAGCTCGTCAGTAACAAATCCGAACTGCTCGATATCTGGAACGCCTTCGTTATTCTTTCCACCAGAATATCCCTTACGAAGATACTTACGTCCGCGCATCTTCTTAACCATCTCTAGAGCATCAAATGATACGTCAGTGATTTGCCTCTTCGTCTCACGGTCAGAGTTGACAACAAATGAAGTTGCCCACACCGGCAAGAAACCGGCGTCGTCGGCACCACGAATTTCGATTCGTGGACCACCAGTGTCACCAGCGATGTAGTAATACTTAATCAATCCACCAAAATTGTTTCGGTTCACGAAAGTCATTCTTGCAGATGAGCCCGGAACTCCACTATCTGTAACTGAAACGTATGAGTCATCACCAGTAATAGTAGTTCTACCCCTAATGATTGTTGCTCCACGCTGAATGCTAAACTGAGGCTGACTCTGGAACGAGCTATTAATACCCGCCGGTCCATAGATATTAGTTGTTTCTTCACCAATCCAGAATCTAAGGTCACCGTCACCTGTAGAGTCACTTCCGTCAAACAACTGGAAACCACCATCGTTGCTCAGCCATAGACGAAGCTTATTTCCATTGTCATATAGACGAGTTCCGTTTACTTCTGTAATATCCATACGGGTGTCTAGCTGAGGGGCAACTGATGAAGTTCCTCGGTCAGTAGCGTGACTAATGAAGAATCCTCCACCGTTTGTAGTGTCACCACCATAAGTCATGTTAACGAACTTCGTTACTAAGTATGCAGACTGATCACTCTGTAGCTGGAAAGCATTCCATCCACCATACACGTTGGCAGTTGGAATTCTCATAGCAATAGTCTCAAGACCAAAAGGCCATGAACCACTTGAATAAGACTGAACCTTGGTTGCAAGACCGGTTGGTGCGTAGAAGGTAATTTCACCAGATGTACCACCGGAAAGAATCTCTACTCGTCTACCAGTTGTGTTAGTTCTAAAGCTTCCACGCATAGTTGCTGATCCAAATTCAACAGTACCGTCACCGTTAATGGTCCAACCGGCTGCATTTGGAAGATAGTTGTAAGACCTAATAGAAACGGCTGAGTTGTTAGCAACAACCGCAGCGTTAGAACTACCTACAATTAGCTGTCCATAAATCCTAGCCTCGCTAAAGTTAGCCATACCATTCATGTTAATTGACCATGAAGGAAGATCAACACCACCATAGTTAGAGGTTAGAGAAGACTGCATGGTTCCGGTTGTGATGGTTGCAGCATTGATAGAAGCAATGTTAGCAGCATCAATTACAGCAGTACCAATGTTTGCAGAAGATGTGATGATCTGATTTGTACCGATCTTATCTGCTGTTACGGCTCCTGCATTGATCTTTTCTGCTGTCACTGCACCGGCCAAAATCTTGTCTGCCGTTACCGCGCCTGCCAGAATCTTTTCTGCTGTTACTGAATTAGCCGCTAGCTTTGCTGTTGTAACGGCCAAGGCATTAATCTCATCAGCAGTAATTGCACCGGCGGCGATCTGGCCTGCACCAATACTATTAGCAACGATCTTGTCCGCACTTAACGTACCAGCCTGGATTCGATCACCGTTAATAGTATTTGCCGTCATATGTGCCGTGTTAATAGAGCCTGCTAAAATTTCTGTAGCAGTTACAGCATTGGCGGCAATCTTGTCGGCAGTTACTGAATCTGCCGCAAGCTTCTCTGTAGTGATTGTACCAGCAGCAATACGATCAGCACTAATCGTACCAGCAGTTAGTTTACCTGCATCTAGATTAGCTATTACTGCATTATCTAGAGTTCTAGCCTGCCATGCTGAACCGGTCCATTCCCACTGACCAATAATAACCCCACTAGCATTGCGCTGGAACCAAATATCTCCCGCGCGTGTACCGGAGCCTGTAGCAGCACCCGTTGAATAGGTAATCGCATTCTTGCCGTTGGCAGTGGTATTAGCCGTAGTTGCAAGTCCATGAGCGGCGTCCGCACGATTCTGTGCCGTTTGTGCATTTGTTACTGCGGTGTTTGCAGTACCCTGGGCAGCATCAGCAGCATTCTTGGCTGTAGTTGCCGCAGCGGCAGCATCAGTGGCCGTCTTATCTGTAACAGCAACCCAAGCACTTCCATTCCAACGCTTAGGTGTATTCGCTCCACCGGTAGTATCAATCCAAAGATCATTTGAATTACCGGCTGGTGCCGTTGTCTGATACCAGACCTTTCCCTTGCTACCGGCCAACCCACTCGCAGCTAAAGCATTTGCGTCGGCAGTCTCAGCCGCTGTAGCAGCAGCATCAGCAGCGACCTGAGCATTCTGAGCAGCAATAGCAGCAGCGTTGGCCGCGCTCTGCGCATTACCAGCAGAAATTTCAACATCAGAAATTGCAGCGTCTCTTGCATTGCTCCACGTACCATTAGCATAAATATATGGCTTATTCTTGTCGTCTGTATCAAACCACATATCTCCATTGACATATGTTCCACCAGTCGGCTGAGAAGGCTGGTAGTAAACCCTGTTTTTACCACTGGCTAGGGTGGTGGCATTATTGGCTGCCGTTTGAGCAGCAGCAATCGTAGCATCACGCATGTTTGTCCACGTACCATTAATATACGTGTATGGCTTATTGCCGTCGTCGGTGTCAAACCATGTATCACCATTGATGTATGTGCCACCGGTGGGCTGATTCGGCTGAGGATATATTCTATTCTTACCATTTGCAGCAGTGACGGCCTGATTCGAAGCAGTTATGGCATCAGAAATTGCAGCGTCACGGGCATCAACCCACTGACCTGCCACCCGAACATACATATGATTCTTATCGTTAGAATCGAACCATGTATCACCATCATTAACCCCCGTGCTTGGAGCAACATCATCGTACCATGCTCGGCCGCCTCCGAGCTGATCAGCAAAATTAATTTGATCGACACTGATTGCACCATCCTCAATATCCAGTCCTGAGATACGAGCGGCTGTTCCTTCTGCCTGCGGCGAAGGTGGTGACTTCTTAATCTTTTTATTTACTGATACTAACTTGAAGTAATACTTGTCACCATAATCTAGGTTAGGCAGCACAGTCTTCTGGCTACCAGTCGCCCACCCCTCAAAACGACCTGCTATTGTCGTATCAGATGGGGTAAAGTTCTGAATCTTAGAGGCGTGAATCTCAATATACTGCAAGTTAAAAGGGTTGATGGTACCTAGACTGGTTTTTCCATCCCATTCCACAACAAGTAGCCCCATGTTATTCGAAATAATTGGAACGCTGGGGATTGGTGGAGTGTCCTCGGTTGCTGTCTTACTAATACCATTAGACTTATTTCCAGTATTATCTACTGACTTAATGGTTATCTTTACAGTTAACTCAATACCGCCGAATGCCTCGGCATTCATCACTAGATTTAATTCCCAAGTAGTTGCGGTGGTGGTATATACCTTAGACTTACCGTTAGCCTCTGCAGTGATTTCAAAATGCTTAAAATCCTTAAGAACCTTACCGTTACCGTCAAGTGTTGGAGAGTCCCAAGTGGCAAGAAAAGATTCACCCGTTGGCTTCCATTCAACGTTTAGAGGATCTGCCGGAGGAGTTACATCTCCATCGGTTCTGAATTGGTAGGTAGGCGACCAGTCGGATACATTCTCCCCATCGTTATAACGAAATGCGAGTAGATAGTCCTGGCCTGGCGTTAAATCTCGAAGCAGCTTTCTCATACAACATCAACCCTTATAGAGTATTCTATATCACTAGGAATATCCAAATCCATAGAAGTAGGAGTAGCAAGGACTGTTCTAGCTACTAATAGACTATTATTATCAATGGAGTTTGTTTCAAACCTAACTCCATCAACATACACACTTCCTGAACCGGCGGCGGTGGCACTTGGTCTAATAGCAATATATGTAATCGCTGACCAGTCTGGCGAACCAGTCTTAGTTGCAGCGCTTCGGGTTACGCGAGCTATGTTGTAGCTATTAGCTACCGGTGCTGGGAGGACAAACTCATAATAGTTCGTAGCATCGGTGCCCATGCGAACCCTAACGCTTGATAAGTTAGTTGTAGCATGATATGCAACAACTAAAGAGTCTATATCCGTAAATTGGGAAAGGTCTTCAAAAAAGCCAGACAATTCAGCATTAGTAGTTCCGTTTGCATTGTAGTCAATCTTAAGCGCGGAGATAGAAACTCTAGCATTTGAACTAGACATTGTTCCATTAGTCCAAATCACCGGAAGATCAGGACCAATTACGCCCAGGGCGCGGCCGGTGTCCACCGGAGATGAGCCCCAAAGACCAACCTCATAGGCTGTACTAATCAAGTTGGGCTCTACAGAACCTCGGAATACAATTTTATCACTATTCGGATCAACAGAAACAGAAAGAACAGGGACTCTCACGACTTCAAAGCCAAGGCGTGTATTATTCACATTAACTGCTGCAGAGCTGGTTCCTAAAGCGATAAAGGCAGCAATCTCTGGAGACTGTCCCGCCAAGTAACGCTTAATCTGTAATTTTCCATTAGCAGTAATCATGCTGGAGTAAACCTCACATCAATATCGAATGCTCCATTATCTGGTAATTCTAATAGTACATCAACCCTAGTAGTTCCGTCATCACCAATCCGAATTGTCTGCGAAACAATAGAATAACCAGTTGGGGCACTTGGAATTGGTGAGTTAGGAAATTCCAATACTGGGCCATCGGTTGCGTCGACAACATCATCACTATTTTCATATACTTGATAGCTGTTCTCGTTATTTTCTTGGCGGATATCAACAACACCCGGCGGAACAAGGAACCTGGGGTCTAGCTCAATATCTCTTCTATCGTTTGGCATGATTTTAGTATACTCCCTATCCTCCTAATGTCAAATTCTTAGGCGACTAAGAATTAGGAGCGTGCTCGCCTCAAGATCAGACTTGTAGTAAGTCCCTTATCAAAACTATTCTTCAAAGACACCACATAATACTTATGCTCAGACGGGTTCATGTTCTTAGCAGGAAAATTGATAGTAACCAAGTCTCCAAGCTGAATTAGATAATTACCGAAAACATTTAAAGTTAATTCATCTACACCGGTGGCCCATTGATCAAGAACCCACTGACCAAGTTCATTTGCGGCGACCTCACTTTGAATAAACTTATTATCGAATTCAAGAGAAATAACCCCCTTGCGTCGAATAGAATCCTCATCCTTCTTAATAATGGTATTAGCGTCTTCTGGATTGGATAGAGTACGTCCATAGACAAAAATCTTCTGCTGAATCTTATTGTCTTCACCAAGAGTTACCGCATCCTCACCCTTAACAATTGCATCTCTACGCATAGTATTAACTAGCGTAAACTTCGCACTAAAGGCATCAGCAGTATAATCAAGACAAGCAATTTGATCCTGTCCCGTAAAGTATAGGTAAGAATGGCCGACCGGTACACTATCCTCTTCGAAGTCTACAGTAAATTCACGCATTTCGTGAACAATTGGACCAAACTCATCGAAGAAATAATTACCAGGACTATTAAGAGATGTGGCTACCCACTTACCGAACCGGGCTGGCCCTCGATTGTGAGCAAGGTAGGAATAAAACCTCCACTCCCTCTCAATGAAACCAGAGGTAAAGCTTCCTGTCTTCAAATCAAGATAACTTGACTCATCTGGACCGGGGACTTCGCTGGCAGCATGATTCATACCATAAAAGTATTCGAAATCACACTTACAGTTACCACGAACAAATAGACTATTCTTACGCTGCGAGACCGGCCGAAGATTCGCAGCAATTGTCCAACTACCCAAAGCGACACCATTAATGTAGGCAGTAATTTGAGCATCCCCATTGGGGCGCACGGCATGCCTAACATCTAAATCATACCATTGATCAGGAAGAATTGTAACAGCATATCCCTTATTGAACCAGTTGGGAGCCATAGGCCAACGAATACCAGCCTTGTTTGTTCCCATGTGAACCAAGGAAACTTCGTGACGATGAACTCTGTTCTCTCGCTCTACAATGTAAGTTGGAGAAACTTCAATCCAATAACCGGTGTCACCCCAATCTCCATCAATCCTAATACCCGCACAGGCATGATCAGGACGAATGTTATTCTTCGGAAACTTAAATCTAGTTCCGTATGTAGCATTTGGAGAACTAGAAATCTCAGCCTCATGGTCAACCGCAAAATAATCCATAGCACCAAACACAGAAGAAAGCGTAACAGTTCCATCAGGATTATAAAACATACCGGCCCTAGTCAAATCAATAGGGATATAGAAGTTATCATTGTATCCGGTAGCCTTACCAGTATACGTAGAAGACTTAATCTTATGATTTGTCTTGCCACTTCCGCCCACTCCACGCTCGGCAATCTTTAGCTTTCCTGTAAAACTATTAGCCCAAAACATGTTAGGATGAGAAGCAGCGTCAAGCTCATCCTTTTCTTCCTTGCTGTAAATATACTTAAACTTTTTCTTGCCATCAACATCGTGATACGCATAGTCCTTACCACGATAACGAATTATTTCACCGCGAATATTTACCAAAGACTCATAAGGCCAATACTGAACATCCTTTTGTTCAATAAACATTTCCATCTGGTTAACCAGAAGGTCACGGGTTAAGGCGGCGGCGCGCAGCACAATGTCTTCCTCTTCTGGTTCCCATACAGTTTCCATAATTGGAAACCCCTTGGTCTCTTGGAATTCTGCTGGCTTCCACTTAATCTCTACTTGATTAACAGCCATATCATCATCACCCGAAAGATCAACGATATCTGCTAGCTTCTGACCGTTAGGGACCGCATCGAAGTTCCAGCTTACCGTTTTGGCCGGTCCAAATACAGACTTACGAGTCTTAATTTGCATAACATCATACTCGTCAAACCAAACTGCGGTTTGAGTACCCTCAGACAACTTGCTGATTTGATCCCACACACTTCCCTCTTCTGACCAGAAGTAAGGAATTACCTGCCCCGTATCAACAACTTCACGAGTATAGTTATAATTGGTCATACCAACCTCATCCATTAACTGCCAGATAATTGCTCCAACAGTCATGTTCTCCCAAAAGATATTAGGCATTTCTGTATCTTGCAAGAATACAGAAGAATCCTTTAGTCCGACCTCTACAGAATCGTCGTCTTGACCTCCCCATGTATCAGCCCACATAGTAAACTCACGGAAACGCTCGTCTACCGAGCCGTTCCGTGGAGTGGCATCAACACTTAAATCAAGAGTGAACTTAACCTTCTTATCAATTAAACCATAGTAAATGGAATCCTCATTTTCATTATTAAAGCGAAGATCAATGTTGGTTAGTTCAATGGTAGCCGTGTTTGAGGAGCAACGCCCCAGCGGAGCAATGAAGGAGCGCTCTGAAATCTCAAAATCTTTACTATAATTAATCAAGAATTCTGATAAATCATGCTCTAGACGCAAACCCATCTGTATAACGTCTAGATTAGCATAGCCTTCATTCATACTTCTTACCACTAGACGAATGCCTTGAAGCCAACCGGCCCCGTTATAGTTAGGCACATTTGACCAAGTTTCTGAATTATCGCTAGCTCTCCATAAAACAACAAGACCGGTAGTTGAGTTAGGGATTACATCAGAAGAAACCGTCTGCCATGTTGTGCCGTCTTCTGTAATCTGAATATCGTAAGACTTTGGCCTTGCATAGCTCAAGTCAAAACCAACAACTATCTTGTTAGAAATTACTGGCTCGTCATAGATCAGTGTTAATGTTATAGGCGTAACAAACTCATAGTCCGATGTGGCAACTGGACTTAGCTTGGTACGCTGGCTTGATGACCAATACTTATAGGTATCCTCGGCAGAGGCCAAGTAAAACCGGGCCTGTGCAGGCTTATCCCTGTATCCGTCTTGTAACTTAATTGGTTCACTTAACCTTGCCTTAGCAATGCCAGTGTTTGGACGATTAGGCATACTAATGGAGTTAATGTCATAAATACTATTCCATTCAACATCAGACGGGTCATTTGCTGGAGTGACAGAAACATAAATCTTATCCTCATCACCGGCGTTAACCTGCTTGATCTTGCTAAAACGATTATGCTCCCACTCGGCAAGCAGCTTAGGTACCGCACGAATTGAATGACTCTCCATAAGAGTTTCTCGCGCTGCGGCTGTTGCTGACTTCATTATACCTCTTCCATTTCTATATTAAGTTCCCAAAAATCATATAACCCTCTCTTAGAAAGAGTCTTTCTAAAACTGGTGAACATGACTCGGAACGATTTCTGAGTCTTATCACCATAAGTAAGCTTTAAAGTGAACTCACCAGCATTATTATTATAAAAGTTTTCAAGCTCCTCTCCGCCCCAAAATCCATCGACTGTATAAGTTGCGCTACTTGGCAATTCATTCCATGAAGTGCTGAATGTTCGCTTATCTGCTACAACATACTTTCTTCGAGTTCCGTTAGCCATTCGCTTAGGGCTCTCAATCCTCTCAACAGTAACTGATAAAGGCTGCCTATTGTGGTCAGTTACTTTATTGTTATTAAACTCCATAAGAGCATTGATATCAAATTTCTCTGGCATTACTTGATAACTCTCCTTCTACCGTTGCGTGCCTCACGGGCGTCAATTGCCTTTTCGACAGCTGTTTGAATGTCAATTTCTTCCTTGACATATGCTCCTCGTAGGTCAATAGTAATATCATACACGTTTTGCTCTCCTGATGCAACATTATCAACAACCTTAACTGGCATTGCTGTACCGGGGCGGCCTGGAAGATCATATCTTGCATTGCCAATGTTGGCCTTAAGAATATCCCACTGTGGACCAGTGAAAACTGGCTCAGGAACTCGGGTACCATTAGATACAATCTGATTCTCACCTGGCATCAGGTACCCACCATTATCATACCAACCATTTCGCTGCCAAAATACTCTAGCCTGTGCCGGACTTCCGTAACGCTTACCAAAGTAGTTCATACCAGCCCATGCCTGCTCGGCTACCGGAGCCAAACGCATCTTAGGTGCGGCGACGCCAGGACGCTTATAAGCATTCCAGGTGGAATCAATGTGCTGGAACAAACCGGAAGCAGTAGAGCGTGGGTTCTGAGCATTTGGATTCCAACTAGATTCCTTATTGATAACCCAATCAATTGCAGCCCATTGATCACCGGCACCCCAGCCTCGTTGATTAGCTGCGGACTGCACAATACCACGAACACTATCTCCACCGAAACCGACTGGAGTAGTTCCACCAGAAGCTATCTTCACACCGGCAGCAGCGATTGCCTCCGGTGTCATGGCCCAGTGAACGTGGTTTCTATGCTGTAACTGAGTTGCAGCATTGTAGGCAAAATCTCTACCATTCTTTAGGTTCGGCCTGTCATCACCGAGACCATTATAGATAAGCTCTGTTGATCCACGGAAGTTATCATAAATCCAACGATTCATTTCTGCCATGAACATGTTACCGACTCCACCAGGGGTTCCCCTGAGTCCAAGGTCAACAGCCATTCCTCTACCGTGATAGTCATTAGAGCCACGACGGTCATTGTAGGCAGAATTTAGACCGGCTTGAGGGAATCTGCCTCTAATGGTATTCCATAGGCGCTCCCAAGGCATATTACCATCAGCGATAACACCAGTGCTTCCCATTGACGCTGCGGCTGCGGCTGCGGCATCTCTTTCAGCAATTGCCTGAACTAGCTTACCTCTGGCTGCAATACCAGCAACCTGCAATGCACTCATCATGTGCATACCAGCAATACCAGTGGCGAATGAGCTTAGTGGACCAACAGGGGCTCCGATATCTTCGCCATTATTAATCCGCTGAACAAGATCCTTGTTATTCCGGTAAGCTTTAGCATTAACCATGTATTCACCGGTCTTTGCAATGATTAACTCTTCGGAAGGGTATGGTGATGCACTACGAGGAACACCAGTTCTATCCTTCTGACTATATCCAGAACCGCCAATTTCACCTCCAGTGTGTCTTGCTGGTTGACCACCGTAGTCTCTACGGTTAACATCAGCCATAGACATACCGCCAACAAGAGAAGGTCCAACAGGTGGTGCAGACTGAGGGCCAGGTGGTAGAGTTCCAGTCTGTAGGAATGCTCTTACCTGTTCCATTGTCATGCCTAGACCTTCACCGATCTGGCCTGCAATGTTAGCAGCAATTCCCTTCCAGTTAATAGAAGTCTGTAGGTTAGTTGCAGCAATATCTACGTTATCGTCAAGTGCCTTACCAACAATACCGGCCCACTTGCCACCTTCCCACTGTAGGTGAACACCGTACTCCTGGTAAATTCTTTCTACTTCGGCGGTGTGGTCACGAAGTTCCTGCTCATTCTGAGGAACAAACTCCTGTAGTGCGCGCAGACGATCTGCCAATCCGCGTCTATCGGCCTCAGTCTGCCTCTGCTCAGAAGCTATACGAGATTCTAGAGCCTTTCGGTCAGCCTCACGTCGTGCAGCCAAGCCCTCCTCTGCAATCTGACGCTGAATAGCTAGGTTTTCACGAGCAGCTTCTTGCTCTGTCTTCAAAGCCTCAATTGCTGAGTCACGAGCTTCCTGAATCTGATTAAGACGCTCCTCATGCCACTCCCTACGCTGCTCGCGCTGTGTCTCCAAACCTTCAATCTGAGCTTCAAGATCAGCAATGCGTTGTTCTGAAACACTTTCTAGTGTAAGGTTTGCATCCTCGTTAGACCACTTCTGCTCCCTCGCACTTACCTCATTAGAGATACGGGCAGCCTGGTCTAGATCACCTGAGTTAAGGGCAATGTTGAAGTCAATATTGCTGTTAAGGCGTTCAGCCATTCTGTCGATGCGCTGCTGCTCAGCCTCAAAGATTCTCTTACGCTTCTCCTCAGCATCTTGCTCAGCTTCAATTGTGTCACGAATACCCTGGATACGCTTTTCAAATGCTGCATCCTCTGCATCTGCTGCGTCCTGAGCAGCCTCCTCCTGGGCATCCCAATAATTTTCTGCACCCTCGATACGGCCTTCCCAATATGCGTCCTGGTCGCGCTCTAGACGATCAAAGTGAGCATCCTGAGCCTTTTCCTGATCCTCATAACCTTCTTCAATTGCATCCTGCTGAGCCTGTAGACCGTCTATAACAGCGGAACGAGCCTCATCAAACTGACGATTTGCTTCTGCCATCATATCGCTAGAAGCTCCACGTAGAATCTGCTGACGCATATCAACAAGCTCTTGGTAATTGTCCTGATTGTAAGTTATAATGCCGTTAGGATCTGGAATGCCAGAAATAGCATTGCTTAGTTCATCAACTTGACCTGCGGCGGTCTCTGTAGCATTGCCGAATCCCTGTGCAACAGTTTCAGCATCCTCTAGGCCAAGCATGGCGCGGTGAGTGTTAAGTACCAATAGGTGTTCTTCACTACCAAGCCTCTTTCCAGCCTGTTGCATACTTGCAAGAGCCCTAGTATACTTCTTCTCAACTTCTTCAATGCCTAGAGTACCGGTTGTGCTAGCCCCGAGCTTTCTGTCTTGCACCTCAGCGATAGAGTTAATTTCATCCTTGATTCGCTTGCCCTCAGCTTCGCTGATAATACCGGCCTTAATCATACCGTCAATGAAATTATCCATAAACTGATCGTATGATTCTTCCAAGGCATTGAAGGCGTCCGCTATATCTTCATTATTCATAAATAGCTTGTTAAGCTCTTCATCGGAAGCAGAACCGGTGTTATTTACAGCCCTCTTACGAATTTCAGGCCACTGCCTAGCAAATTCATCAGCCGTCTTAATTCCGAACTCATCGAAAAGATCAGCCACCCTGTCATCCTTAATGACCTCTTGGAACATGCCATCGAAAATCTGAGAAGCCTCACCGGCAGCGGCCTCAAAAGCATCCGCCTTAACATGAATGTTATCACCGGCTGCATTAATAGCAGTTGTTAAATTACTTCCTAGGTCCCTAGCCAATGCCTCAACCGGTCCGCTTAGGTCACCACCTAGCTTTTCCTCAATCCAGGTTGACATACCCTGCCAAGCACCGTCAGCATCCTCAGAAGGAGTGATAGCGATATCTACACCAAGGCTACCGTCAAATGTTCTCTCAATCTGGTCAGTGATAACTGCCCTGACGCTTTCAGGGTCAGAAAGGTCAATGCGGTCAAACTTAACCATAAGCTGCCTCATTGTGACTTCATCAATATCCATCATTTGCAATGATGCTTCGAATGCTTGACGAGCCTGCTCAACTGATCCACCGGTAGTTACAACCTTTAGAGCCTGCTGCATTGCCCGATCGAATCCTTCGCCCTTATCACTTACATTAGCAAACGCATCGGCAAGGCCGTCAACACTATCTGCCATCTCCTTAGCAAGTGTTGCTGCCTTCTGTGAATTGCTTACATCTGCCTCATCCATACCCGGAAGCTGACCTGGAACATATGAGTAACCTAGAGCTTGTGACCAAGCCTCGGTTGTGCTAGCCATTGCGCTAGATGCAGCAGCAACTTCATGCATATCACTAACAATCTTCCTAACAATTAATGCTCCACCAGCCAGGATTCCTACCGGGCCAAAGATGCGCAAAGCCACACCGGCCACCCTAGTGAACTGTGGGGCCAGAGTCTTAAGTGTATCTAGTGGCCGTGCAGAACTTGTAAGCAGTGAAAAGTTCTTCTTAATATTTCCACCGTTTAGAGCAGGACCAATAGCTTTTGCCTTTTCAAGAATCTTACCAAAACCACCGACCATTCCACTAATCATGTTAGGGAACATCATAAATGCAGAACTTGCAACTAACGCAATATTGATCCACTTATCATTTATAGCATCAGATGAACCGGCCATCATTGACATACCCATGACTCCTACACCGGCTGCTGCACCTATGTTGCGCCCAATCTTATCAAAGTTCTTTTCAGTCTTCGTAGAATTTGCAGCAATATCCGCAGAAGAACTCTGCATTGCAAGGAAGTTCTCACGGTCTTGCCTAGAAGCATAACCGTTTAGAGGATTGCCCTGCTCATCTCTTGATCCCTTAGCATAACGATATCTACCAGCCTTGTCCT